GCGATTGATTATATTAACTTAATTATCAATTTTAGTCCTTATATCTCTATATTATGAGAAACGTAACATTGTACTTAGACTGGGGATCTGCGTTTTCTAGAACGCGTTCTGCGTGGTTTATCTACTATTTCCTTGCTTTTAGAAGGTTTAGCAGGAAGGATAGCGTTATCTACCACGACATCCACTCGAGTGGGTGTAGCTGTTTTGATCTCCGTACATAACATGGGCGCAAGTATTTCCGCGACCGTGTTTGCTGAAGATAACCAATTTCTGAACATCGTGAGGTCGAATTCTGGGAATTGTACACAGAACTCTGCATCCATCCATTCTCCAACATTTCTATTGGGGTACTGGACAGAATCTTCGAATTTTGACCACCAACTTCCAACTCCGAGAGGAGTTTTCGGTCGATAGTCAGAAACTGTAAGCACTTTCTGCGTGAATTCGCCGATGACGGGTGTATTACCATCCGTCGCCACGTACGACATCGATTTTTCAACCAGCTTTGCTTCAGGCGTAACACCAAAAGGTAAGCGTCTCGTAACGTGGAATTTCGACAATTGTCGTTTGACATCACACATACTGTTAGGATCTCCATACCAGACTGCCGGTGAATAATAGCGCGCCAGGAAATTGACGCCTCTATGACCACGTTCGACAGTCTGAACTTCGAGGATGAGACCGACTCTGCCCGCGGCCCACTCATGGTTTGAGGGGTCGAGGTCAGCATCAAGGCCATCATCACCGAGGTGAATCCCGAGTGCTTCAAAAGCTTCACAGGGGCTGTAACAGTTTCCATCAGGTTTCCGTGTATGGCGGAAACCGAGGTATGCTGTAAAGCCAGCCCGAATGGTTTGGAACAAGCTCGTCGCTGAGCATCCTGATCCCTGTGCAGATTCTTGATCGAATGCGACTCCAGTGGGTAAGTATCCCTTGTTGTCGACATTTCGTTTTAGTAATTCGTTCACTACGGTCCGATGAGTTTTAAAGGCCTTCATAAAAATCATCCGCTCTACCCGGCGTATATAATACGTAATAGTACCATCCATCCTATGATAATCCGAAATATTCACTACCTGTGCATCAGCACAGATCTCAGTGACCCTTTCGGCTATTTCAATGGGTGTTTTGCCGGGGCCATACCACTTAAACTGTTTCATCTGACTCGCCATGCTCATAGCGAATTGGGCCATGGTTAACTTATCTGCATCATTATATTGCGAAATATTTCTCGGATCTTTTACGTCCGGGTATGATTCCGCTTTAACAAAGCATTTAAGTTTGGCAAATAGCAAGGAACCCCACACGAGGGCTCTTGATAAAGACAGTTTTTGGGCAGGACCGGTCTGTTTGTTGATAACGACATCAACACAAACAGGCTCAAGAATAGTGTCCCCCGGTATGATGAAATCTGCAAATTCCTTCATACATCGTTCTACGAACGGGTTGGGTTTAGGTTCGGGTTTCTTAAGACCATCAATTCTACCATCAACACAAGCTTGTTCAGAAGCTCGATTGTTTACTGGACAGAAAGCGCCATGGACAAGTGGAGACATAAATGCCTGCAACTTTACCTTAGCGTCTTGATCAAAGGACTTTGGTTCATACTGATAAGCGCGCACGCCTAATTCCACTGGAAACACGGTGGGAATTTTCTTTCCCATAGTGTCTCTATGAAATTCAGTTAGAACCGCAGCCATTGCTCTTTGATCTTTTTCTAACCATGATGCCGTTGTGGGCAACATCAGATTGGTAGTAGATAGTCTCGCAACAGCGGCAATAGCATCATCAGTCGCAGCATGTATTGTCGCACACAAGTGTGACAAAGGCTTTGACGTAGTATACATAGTACCATTGTTGTTATGAACTCGAAATCGGATCCATGATTGTTCCTTACCCTGAACAACAGGATTAAACCTCTCAAGCGTCGGACCGGAAATTATCCATGTCGCTATCCAGGCCGCAAGGCCTGTAAACCGCTTAATTGGTGTCAATAGAATCAACTGTCTGCTGTATCCTACTTGTTTTCTTTCCACAGCATATGTGGTAATAGACAAGAGAATGCCTGCAAACCGATGTTTCACGATTAACGAGTCATACCCATAGTTCCAGAGTTTATGTACATACTTTCCACCGCCAGCAATGAGAGTTTCAAGTTCTCCGTTTTCATTAAACGTAAAACTAGTATCATCTGTTGCGGTTCCAGAAGCATCTTCTGGAACCACGGTGTACAGTAAAGTGGGTTTTGCACGGTATGCCAAGAGAAAAGGCATATCCATGTAGTAATCCACATCGCATATATACTCTAGATCATCCTCACATTTCGAATTATTACGGTTCTCAACGTGAGTATCCTTAGCCCAAAACCACTGGCGGGAACCACGCATGTCTTTCCTTTGATCGGATTTAGACATGCCTACGGAATAGAGATCAACTCCCATAAAAGCGGCCATTCTTGTCGCAAAAATGGTCGCGGAGGATCTCAACGCAGCAGCAGTCGGGTGTGTGTGTCCTTGGATTAAGAAAGGACTGGTCACACTTGACAGGCTAAAAGCATCCCTCGCAAGATCGGCCTCAATTGGCAGATCTGCGGTAACTTTTTCGCACAGAGAAGATAAGGAACCCCTTATACTTTCTCTCATAGAAGTTTTCCAAACATATATACCGTAGATACCGGTACATAGTCCTGCCGCAATGGCAGTGAAACTCTTCTGAATCATTTTGTTTTCCATTATTTTGAAATAAC